ATCCGGACCACGACGACTTCCGGGGCCAGTAAAATAAACGCCCGGAACGCCGCCCAGAGAGCCGGGGTTTCAAGGCGACGTAAGCAGGTTGGCGCTGGAGCAGCCGTGGGTGTAGCGGGCGTGGGCGCAGCGGAGGCAGCAAGGCGACGTCGTCGTCGGGAGAACCAGTAATGCCCGAAGTAGACGGAAAGAAATACCCGTACACGAAAAAGGGTAAAATGGCCGCAAAGAAAGCGCGTAAACGCTCTGATCATTCCCTTCTTGGGTCTGCGGGACGTTTGGCCGGAAGAGGAATCAAAGGCGCGTTTGACTCAATGAATAGGCACCCCGTAGCCACACAAGTGGGTCTTGGTGGTGCCGTTGTGGCTGGAAGTGTAGTTATCCCGGCTGTTACTGAAACAAGGCGAAATCGCCAGATGAATAGGGTATTGGAAGCGGTCGGGGGGGACGACATCGTTCAGGACGTTAGTTTGATAACTAAACAGCCCGTAGGCCCACAAAAGGTCATGAGAAACGGCAGGGTAGTTGGTAATGTACCTACCTCCATTTCTCGACCGGACGAAAGCATCGGCGCGTTCGCTGAGCGATCCGACCATGCCGGAAAACCCAACCCGGATAAAGGGCAGTTGGAGTGGAGGAAGAATCGCACCACTCGTAATACGGTTTTGGCTGCTGCCGCTGGTGGCCCTCTGGGTCTTGGCGTACAAGCCGCTGTAAGGGCAAGGCGTAGGAAGAAGCGCTACGACAAATTAGACCAAGACACTATTAGAAAACATGGTCAGCGCCAGTCCGGGTTTGTAATGAGACCGGACTTACGGAGTACAGTACCTGCGAAAACGGTGACTGCCAGGAAGAAGAAATTACCAACGAGCAAGGCAGCTTGGGTGGGTGTGGGTGCATCATTAGTAGCCGCACCATTTATTGCCAAGCGTGAAAAAAGAAAGAAAAGAGAACTCGTCCGTAAGGAACTAGAGGCAAGCAGAGAAAACTTTGCTGAGCGCTCAGTAGCAAAACGGCGACGAGCAAAGCCCATACAATTGATTAAAAAACCCAGTATCAAGTCGCAGATTGCAGGTACCGCCCTTGTAGGTGGTGCTGGTTTCTTGGCTGGTAGGATTGGCGGGGACAAGCTGACTCTAGACGAGAAACGAAGACGTGCGGCGGCGGAGGCCAAGCGTAGGGCGAAGAGGAAGGCCGAGAGTAGGGACTAATGCCGACTCCACAGTTTACACCCGGACAGCCTAAGCACAAGGACAGAAAGCGTCGTAAGCACACTAGTGGTAACACGCTCGAAAAACCTCGTAGGCGCGCTAAGCCTAAGCCTAAGCCTAAGAAGAAGCGCTTGAGACTCACCCGGGCCGTTGGCAGGGGGGGCCTTAAGCTGATCAAGTCAAAAGTAGGGATACTCGGGGCTGTTGGTGGTGGCGCGTACCTGGCAGGTAAAGAACGGGGGAAACAATCGTACGCGGAGTGGCCGCAGGAACGGCCCTACAACAACTTACCGGACACTGTCTCCATAAAAGTCTCCCAAGAACGCCATGCGGACGGAGTCATATGGTGGGCCGAGTTCTTGGATAATGACCAACTCGGGGACATGGTGGGCATAGACGGCCCGTTCCCGAACGCTGTAGCGCTGGTAAAACAGGTAGAGACGTGGGCGATAGCAGCAGGTTATGGTATAGACGTCAACTCCATGGGTAAGATGAATAGTAGGGGAGAGTCTATAATAACCGCGTCCAAGAAAATCGTACCGGAAGAGGTGCGGGGTGAAATGGCTACAATGGGTCATGGCCATTGGTCCCTAAACTCCGAATTTGCTGATGGTGCTTCCAATTACGTTGTCGAAGTGCAGAACCAATCTAATAGAGACCGGGCCGCGTGGTGGGCTAGATTCCATGAAGGGGACTCCCTCGGTCCTATAGACTTCTCCCTAGGTCCGTTCGAAGATTCTATTGAGCTTATTAAGGCCGTGGAAAGTTGGTCTATAGGTGGCGGGTACTCCGTGTCCACAAAGAACCGGCAGGGCACAGGTAGCACAATACCCAGCGATAACCAGATTATTTTCCTGTCCCGTAATATTAGTCCCAAAACGGTGTGGGCGTTCGAACCGGGCGGTTCGTCCCTCAACAAGGAGCAGTCCGAGTCTTCCGACTTCCGTGGACCCGTTGACGACATCATTTCGGCGGTCGATCGTGGACTTATGCCGGAAGACGAAGCCGCTAGACGAATACGAATATTCCTAGCCCGACAAGGTGCCACCGAGCATGTTCAACAACAGGCAGAAGTGGCTACAAAATCTCGTTCGTGGCGCACGCTGGGTGTTATTCTCGCTGGAGTTGGTATCGTGGGTGGCTTTGCTCTTGGTAGTTACGGTCCTACTCGTGCTCTCAAACGCGCGGTAGGTTCGGCTAGGACAAGTCGGGGCATGGCCATACGTCGGGGCCAGCACAGAGTGTTAGGCAGAACGGCGGAGGAACGTAGGGTAGGTGGTACCGGAGGCATACTGGGTAGATTATTACGTAGAATACCACGTCGTGGCCAGGATATTGAGCGCCAAGCAAGGGACGCCGAAAATTTAGCACGTAGGGAAGCGAGGAAGGCGAAAGACTCAAGAGTCTTCGACCCGCTTCCCTGGAGAAAAGGCCCCGGATCACACGCAACAAGCATTAATAGGACAACGGGAGCGCCCGGAACCGGCGACAGACCGAGTTATCGACCCGACCCCCCGCGCGGGTTTACTTTGGGTAGTAGGGGTTCGGTGCCTGTATCTATGGGAGGGTTCGGCAGCGCCGGTACCCCGTCCAAGACCATACAGAATGACGTGCTGGGTAAAGCTGCTTTAAGCATACAGGCTCGGTTAGAACCCGTTTCTAAAAAGCGTACTTCTGCCATGTTATCAAAAATCCGTAATTCCATGAAGTCCTTCGACGAAATGCTGGACGAACTGATGATAGCAAATCACTACACACCGGGGGCTGAAAACAGAGCAGCGAATGACATAGCCCGCGAGCAGTTTGCCGGGGCGTTGAGGGCTGGCGGTATGTTTACGGGTAAGTGGTCCAACCTCCGCGATTACCAGTTCTCTGAGGGGTCTGATTTCGAAGAGGAGTACTTCATACGTTCTTCCCGCGGCCCGCACGACATTACCGTAGACAAAGACCCACGTGACAACAAATGGGACTGGAAGCTCAACGGGAAACTTATGGGGTCCGGGTTCCGTACCCGACAAGAGGCCCAAGCCAACGCCCTAGGGTGGGTACAGTCCATGACCAAGGGCGCAATATCCCCCATTACTAACTTCATTGGTCCGGACCACATCAAAGTGATGTTGCCCATGACCGACCCCCCGTTGGACTTTGACTCCGACGAAGAAATCCAGGGGTTCGCTGAGGGCGACACCCTATACATAGATATAGTCAACATCGATTCCTCAAATGACCTACCCCCGGGGCACTTACTTGTAGGGGACCACATGGGCGGGAGTCCACAACGCACATTTGGGGTGAAGATTGGTGGAGATTTGTTGGCGTGGGGGTGGGACACAGTTGAAGAAGTGCGTGAATGGGTGAAGGAGTCTATACTAGTTGGGGAGTTGGTCCCCGGTTGGATGCTTACCCACGACGCCTTCGACCAACGAAACCGCATAAAACTGATGGAGATCCAATCTTACACATCGCTCAACACGGAGTCCGACGCCGAGGACTCACAGTTCGGTTGGATAGACGACTGGCTCAACCGGGACAAAAACCCGGTGTACACAGTAGAGACAGACGACAACTACATGACTTTTTCTTACCGGGTCACGGACGGTCCATCCCGTGGTGAGGAGGGGTTCATAGACGTAGTGGCACCACTAATCGATGATAATGAAGATTATAATAGACGCTACGGACACCTACCTTGGAATCGGCCTGGGTTGGGGTTTGAAGGATCCGCAGAGGTGCGTTTATTCTCTAGAGGTAGAGACGTTACTAGGTATGGATTCAAACGTGGTGATGTAGTAAAACTTATCGAAATGACGACGTTTGGTATGGGTCCGAAGATAACCACGCATGAAGATGATTGGAAGGTGTTGGGCCGCCACGTGAGGATTCACAGATCCCCCAAAGAGGGCGAGGATGATATTACTGCTCTGATGTCGCTGAACAAGGAGCAGGGGGACGAGTTCGCCGAGGGAAAACGCCTGTTCCACCTTACTTTGACGAAGAATGTGCCTTCCATAATGCGCGAAGGGCTTGACCCGCAAATGAGTGAGTCTATGGATAACGAGGGCGTATGGTTAACTTCTAGACCAAGTTGGGCTTGGGAAGAAATAGGCCCTCAGGTAGTAGCATTTCAGACCAGAGGAGACACGGCTTCTGTTACTTTGTTGGAGGTTGAACTTCTACCGTACGACCAAACAATAGCAGACCCAGAGGGTGAAGACCTGACGGGTAGAAAGGGTACACCGGGGTACGACCCATCGCGTGCTCGGTTTACCCCAAATAAAATTCATCCACAACAAATAAGAATAATTGAAACACGAAATATACATATCCCCGAGGACTACAACCCCTACCCGGGTGAAACAAACCACGGGAGGCCCCACTTAGACGTAAACTTGGGGGACGAGTTCGCCGAGGTTACTGCCGACTTCACCGGCATGTCCGGCATCATACACGCCCAAATAGACGATACCGGCGCGTGGTGGGACTGGACGTACCAACTCACCAAGAACGGATCACCGGTAGACCTACAAATAGGATCTTCTCTGTCCTTTGACAATGTAGCAAAAGACATAAAGCTTCAATTCATACACGGGTGGGGAGACATAATATTGATCTCCTCGTCCCCGACTGAGGCCACCTTCCGAGTGGTATTTAACAACTCCAGAAGGATAATAGCGTCCTTCGACGAAGGGGATGAGGAGAAATCCGAGTTCGCATCTTTCAGCACGGCGATAATTAGAAGGGTGGCTGACGGCGTCTATTCTCTTATTAAAACCAATTCCGAAGGCGTGGCTAGAAAAGCGCCAATTAACTTCCTTTCCCCGGAAGACGCCGTAAAATACCTGGGTAAACAGGAAATCGCCACTTCCGAAAAAATAGTCAACCATCATTTTGACCCCGTTGAGGGGGTAACACGTGTACTGCTAAGAGGGCCGGACATGCCGGACATCTTTCAGGAGCACTCAGATTTTAGGTTGTTGAGAAGGGCGGGTAGTTTTGGAAAGTCTGCTGGGGAACACTTGTATGAGACAAAGAGCGCGCGTCGTACAAGACGTCGATGGAGAAGGAGAATAAAGAGAAAACTACATATATAATTGACCAAGAGTCACGTTTTTTACAGACATATTGACACGACGCTTTTGGCCTGCTACAATGGAATCATACGGTTTCGCCGCACGTCCAATCGACACATAAGGAAGCTTAAATGGCAAGCATACACCCAAAGATTGCACGGATTCTTGGATTCTCTGAAGACCAAGAACCGGACGCCGACGATATCGTTGGTGCGATCACAGATCTGGCATCTGAAAACGTCAACCAGATGGAAGACGCATTTGAAGGCGCAGCTGACGCTGACGAATCCTTCTCGGAACGCGAACAGACTCTTCTCGACCGAATTGAAGAACTAGAAAACGAGCACAACGAGACCTATTTCGCTTCAGAAGTAGACAAACTCGTCATCTCCGGAGACCCCATTGAACTGGTGGACAGGCTTGTTACTGTACACACAGCGGACCCGGATATGGCCGAGACACTCCTTGACTCCTTCAAGGCAGCTTCTGAGGCAACCACCTTTGCAACCCAAGCCCAGACACGGGTAGGGTCACCAAGGAAACCAGAGAGAAGGGGTTCGTTCGAAGAAGCCGTGAAAGACTACCAGGTGGAGAACGGATCAAGCTACGGCGAGGCTTACACCCACGTCGCTCAGGCTGAGCCTTCTCTCTTCTCCGAGTACTCAAACACGTACGACGGAAACCCGATCTCCCTGTAGGACCAACACTAACAACTACGACCCGGATGGTTAGACTTTCGGGCTAGGAGAAAAAAATGGCCAGTCCAAAGACGATGCCCAAGTGGACAGAATCCGCAATTGCGGCTGCTGACTACTCAACCACAGGACAATTCCTCGCGGTTTACCTTTCGGGAGACCGAACGGTGACCAAGATGTCCGACATCACTCAGGTTCCATACGGTATTCTGATGAATGACCCAGAATCCGGACAACAAGCCTCGGTGATGAAGGAGGGAAAATGCCCGGTTATTGCGGCAGAGACCCTAACCGCCGGTAACCAAATTAGGTTTGACAACGCCGGTAAAGCCGCCATTTTCGTAGCTACCACCGACACTACAGCGTTCGCAGTTGGACAGTGCACTATAGGTGCCGCTTCCGCTGCTGTAGCCGAAATCGAATTCAACTGCACCAACCCGGTGCAAGGAAGCGCCTAACCCGTCTAGGGATTAGGTTTACACGAACCCTTAAGGGGGACGGAGAAAACAAATGGCGATTCCTAGCGTATCGGACGTCCACGTAGACGCCCCTCTATCGAACATTTCGATGGAGTTTAAGCCCTCCGAGGGGAGTTACATCGCAGATCAGATTTTCCCTCTGGTCCCGGTCCAGAAGCAGTCGGATAAATACTTCGTCTGGGACCGCTCAGGGAACTTCAAGAATCAGGTGGAACTCCGGGCACCGGGGACTGAATACCCGGAAATCAGGCGTTCAGTTAGTACGCAGTCTTACTTCTGCGACATCTACCACTTGGCAGGTGCCGTTGAGGACGAGGTTCGTGCTAACTCTGACCCGGGTATTGACCTTGACCGGCGTGTGGCAGAGACCATTGCCGGTCAGTTCCACCTCAACCGGGAACTGAAACTCCAGTCGGAGATTTTCACCACCGGTATCTGGAAGACGGACGTTGACCTCAATACAGGCACGGACGTACAGTGGTCTGACTTCGGTGCATCCAACCCGATCACCGACATCAGGACCGCAAAACAGACCATTCAGAAGGAGTCCGGCATGGTGCCGAACGTTCTCCTGATTGGGCAGGAAGTGGCGGATATCCTCGTAGAGCACCCGCTTTTCCTTGAGAAGTCAAAGTACACCAGTGAAGGAATCCTGGAAGTCGATGACGTTCGACGGATGTTGAAGGTACCTAAGGTAGTTGTTGGTGGAGCAATCCAGAACACAGCTTCCGATGACGGCACTTTCGCATTCACCGGTCACGACGGCACAGACTGGTGGACAGGTGCGTATATTTGGGGAAAGAAAGCTCTCCTGATGTACGTCACCCCGACACCCTCTCTCAACTCCATGACGGCAGGTTACACTTTCGTCTGGAACAACATTGAGGGTACCGGCGACGGTCTCACTACTTCAATCCGACGACGTCGGGATGGGGCTAGGGACCGGGATGTCCAACAGGCCAAGCATGCATTCGACAACAAAAAGACGTCGGACTTGCTCGGCTACTTCATCAACAACTGCATAGCCTAATAGCTAGTCAGGGAAGAGAATGACAGGACCAAAAATCGTAGAGGACGCTAGGAATGAAAGATTTTCTAGTGTCCTCAATGACATCGCTCAAATGGACCGTCCGTCGGGCGCAGATTTGATGTTCAGGGTTGCTACCTCTCAACTAACGTGGAACGGTACGCAATACAAGCGTGGGGATACAATTGCAATCAACGGCAATCATCCCCGCCTTGAAGCGATGCTAACTATGGGACACTTCGTTCCGGACCTAACGGGAAATCAACCTCTCAATAGGTAACAACCCGACTAAGCGATTAGTTCGTCGACTGAGGGTAAGTAAATGACCACAGTACAAGTAGCCCGATCAGAGGGCCTACACCAGTTCGGAAACGTCCGGACCGACTATTTCATGACCAACGCTGGCGCTCCCCTTTCCGGGACAACAGCGGGTACATTCAGGGACTTTGCCCAGCCGGGTGCTCACCTGTACGACACCACCAACGACGTCGAGTACGTCAACCGTGGTACCAAGGCCTCCCCTTACTGGCAACCCACGTCCTACGAACAGAACGGGATCAGGTGCGTGCACACCGACTTCCGCGACGTTGGCGATGTTGCTGCCGTTGCAGGTTCCGCTGTAGAGGTAATTCTCGAGTCTGGTGTCCGGGTCTTCGGCCAGGGACTCGATGAAAACGACTCCGGTCTTACTGTCGCCGCCGTGGCCGAAATCGGTAACGTGGCTACTATCCTCACCACAAACGAGACAGCCCACGTAATCGCCCTTAGTATGGGCGACACTACCCCGATCTTCCAGCCGGACACAAACGGCCCGCACATGATCGAGGTCGAATTCTCCAATGCCTCAGCAATCACCGCACGCGCGGTATTCTGTGGATTTGTTGGGGCGGTGGCCGACGCTCTCGACCCCGTAGTAACCGGTTCCGGGACCACCCTCACTCTCGTCCTAGACGACCTTGCTGGTATGTTTATGGACACTGGACTTACTGACGCTGACGGGATCTTCCTTCCCCACAACAAGTCAAACGCAGCGGCTACCATAGCCACAACCGCCACTGGCGTGGACATCTCCCAGACGATGCCCGCAGCTGCCACCTACACCAAGTGGGCAGTACAGATAAGCGCCGCCGGGGTTATGACCGCGTTCATTGACTACGTGGAGGTCGGTACTATTGCCGCCGCCCTAGACGCAGACGAAGAAATGATGCCGGTGTTCTATTTGGAGGCCAATGGGGCCGCAATCAAATCGGCCACGGTGAAACAGATAGCCATGTGGTCAGCGATCCGGTCGTAGACCAGCACCCGGGCTTGTCCGGTAAAAACATCGAAACATGGCCCCGCCCTTCACACTCCGGGGTGGGGCCATTTTTTAGGAGGACCACGTGGTAACGCCCACACAACGATCGCTCCAGATAATAGACGGTGCGGAGATCTCCGCCACCAAGTCACTCGTAGCAGCCGGTAACTACGGCGGTGACGATGTACTCTCCGAAAGTGCGTCCGCGGGGACAGTATGGACGTTCTCCGGGGCGTCCCTGCAGCCCGGGGGTATGGGTGAAATAGTAAAGGCCGTACTTGTAGCGGAAACAACCGCTCTGGTAGTTGCCCTGGATCTCTTTCTTTACAACGCCGCCCCGACGTGCAACCTGAACGACAATGTGGTGTCCGACCAAGTTCTTTGGGCAGACCGCGCGGCTTTCTTGGGTAAGATTACCTTCCCCGCCTTAGCAGCTGACGTTGCCGGTGCCGCAGCAGTTTCACAGGCAGTACCCCAGACGGCGGCGTCCAATATACCATTTACGTACGTCACTGGAGCCGCCAAGGACATCTATGGTGTACTTACCTCACCAGTCGCATTCACTAACGAGGCTGCTGGCGAGGACATCATCATAAAACTAATGGTCGAGAGGTACGGCTAGTGGCGGTCGATAGCAACTCTTACGGGACCGTTGCGCAAGTAGAGATATTTGCTTCGGAGGTAGTTGCTTCACGTACGTTCGCGGTGGGTACACAGCCAACTCTGTCTCAGGTCGAACAGATAATAGACCTTGTTGCCGACGAATTAAACATGCACCTGACCAACTCGGGCTACACAGTCCCGGTCACGGTTGGGGACGACCCATTCACTTTTCGGTACCTGCGCGCGGCCAATTCATACGGTGCCGCCGCCGAGGTGCTGTCTACCTACCCGGATATCTCCTACGGTGGTCCTGACTCCATAGACTCAGTTCCTACCGAACGGCGTCGCCACTTTCGCAACCAGTTAATGCGCGCCTTAGCCATGATAGACAACAAGACCCTTCATCAAGCGGCTATGGCGGAGTCCACCCTCAACGACTTCAAGGTTGGTGCCGAGTTTGACGACGACGGCAAGACCAAGAAGGCCACGTTTACCCGGTCTATGTGGGATAACCCCAACGTGGGGCTACCGGCGAGGGTTGAGGAATGACGTACGAGGCTGTTGAGGCACAATTTCATGTGGTGGTGCGTCTGCTATCCGATTTCGACGCCACAAACACGTCTGCGGGAAAGTACACTATACTGCGAGACCCCCATGTGTCTAGACAGTGGGTAATATCCCGACCGGGTTCCATACTGAACCGGGAGAGGGTCGCCGTGGGCGGTAGGACAAGGACCCATTGGTCTTTGGACTTTACGCTATTCCACGCTTTTGAAAACACTCTGGACGAGACTATCGACGCTATACGGACCGCCCGAGACGCGTTGGTAACCCACCTAGACGCCTACCCACCTCTTAATTCCCACGTGGGGGTACACGATTTCTTTGTAGAAGCCGCGGACGAACCGGACTATGGGAGTCCAAGTGCTGGCCGCAGTCTGTGGTGGCAAAACTTTCGGAGCACTTTCCAAGAATACGTAACGGTTGCATCAGCAGAGTAATTGACACAATTACACCATCCAGGGTATCATGGGGGTGGGTGAAACAATGGTCTTCCAAAACATACC